TAGAAATCATGAGAAAACATCCGGAAATCCTCGAAATTCAAAACAACAATGGCCAAACAATTTTCATGAAAAATAGGCTATGTCCTCCCGAATTGTTCAGGATAAATCCAAAAAATTTCGCTATCAGAGATAAGTATGGCAATAACGCATTGCATCACATATGCTCTCAGAAGAGAGTGGATTGGTGGAAGATGATCGATGAAGTATTGCAGGTGTACCCGGACCTGTTATTCCAAAAAAACACCGATAAGAAAACTACTCTTGATATTGGAATCAGCAATTCGGGATATTCTTCACAGCAACGATCGAAGGAACGGTTCATCGCAGTGTGTTTGAAATATTCGGAATTGTCGGATAAATATTGGATATTCGACAAAATCAGCTTTGACCTCATACATTCAATGGGTCACATCATCGATCGTTCGAGGAACGAAGCGGCCAAAGCGATGATTTTTCTACCCCAGAAAGATAAAGAAATTATTCAAAATCTCGTCATAGGCATGAACCATATTATTGAGCCAGAAGTCATGACGAACATCATAAAAAAGATGTATAGTTGAACAGGCACTGAACGGTACACGGAAGACTGCGTATGATAGGACATGAAAGAAAATATGACCAAGGACTTACATACGGTTTGTCGATACGAAGATAAATAAATAATATATGATTATATTAAATGAAGACCCGCTATATCGTTGGCCTCGTAGCATTGGCTGTAGCCATTACGATCGGCGTAGCATTTGTTATTTATAGAAACTGGGGCGCAATCCAAGGCCTATACACAAAGAGCAAGGCCGTCGTCAAAGATAAGTTTGCCAAGATAGTCCCCAGACCGGTGAAGAAAGTCACTCCCGTAGAAATACTCTCGAAAGTAGAAGAAGACCCCGTGCTGGCAGAAGATGTCGTAAATATACGCCAGGCGGACATTGCGGTGAATAAAAACATTGTAGATACCGTGCAGAAAACAGAGCAAGTTGTAAAACAAGAAGCAACGATAAAAAAGTCTCAAGGAACGCCACTCGCGTCAACAATAACGTGGGCGACAAAATACCGCAAGATTGCAGATGAAAAAGAAGCTTCTAAAAAATATAACGAAATTCTCAAGAAGATCGAGATAGAAAAGGCGAAAGGCGCCGTCATATTGTCTGCTATTCGCGCAGAGCAACAAAAAACTGATAAACTGAAACTCATGGATTCCCTTGACATGGAACTCGATTACGGGAGCAACGTAGCAGCCCAAACCCCCATCCGTATATCCAAAAGAGGCGCGGAGTTATTTGTTAAACAGAACATCACGAGCGTTTAATTTTTTTATTAATATAACGTAACGTAATGAGCATTATTGACCAAGCGTCAAGCTTTGTCATGAAACACAAGATGCCTATCGCGATCCGTACCATAGTATATTTTGTCAGAATGAATTACACATGCTGACAAAATAACTTAATAATAATATGTGTATTATTAATAAATGGGGGCATTAACGCAACTCGTGGCGTATGGAGCACCCGATGTGTTCCTCACAGGAGACCCACAAAGATCCCTTTGGAAAAGAAATTCCGTGAGAAGAACAAACTTTGCAATAGAGTCAATAGAAACCACATTCGACCTTCGGTATGGCGCTCCCTCGATCGTGACGATAAAGAGAGCCGGAGACCTCGTGAAGAACTGTGTGCTCGAAATTTCGATGAAACGCTCGTCAACGGAATCTTTCTATCCCGCCGAACAGTTCATAAAAAGCGTGACGGTCATGATTGGAGGCCAGGAGATAGAAATCATCCCAGATTTCCCCAATTGGTCACGCGTGCATGATGAACTTTTCAATACCACGGAAATCAGAGCGGCGAACTACAGGATGCAGAATTTCAGAGACGACGACCCCCCTGGCGCCATTCGTACATTCTATGTAGACCTCCCATTGTTCTTCACCAAATATCTGTCGACCGCGCTCCCGATGATTGCATTGCAGTATCACGAGATCCAGCTGAAGTTTTTTTTCAACGAGCCTTATAACATCCCCGGTATTGATTCCGTGTATATACCACAAGTCAGATTCTACGCGGATTACGTTTTCCTAGACAAATTAGAGCGCGAGTATTTCGTATCCAAACCACACGAGTATATCGTAGAACAACTCCAAACATTCACCGTTCCGTCTAAAATATCGGATTCTATAACGACCGGGATATATGACCTTCCTTTCAATCTGCCAACTAGATACATCATATGGTTTTACAAATCTAATTTACATGGCCAATACACGACCAGCAACTTCCAATTCGAAACAAACGAGGCTTTTGCCCCGATGTATAGCGCGGTCCTGAGATGCAATGGCGTCGACCGGTTCACGGAACGCCCCGGGGGGTATTTCAATCTCATACAACCTACACAGGCCGTCGGACAAGCCCCCTCCGCAGGAATCTACATGTATTCATTTGGAGTACAAGCCGATGAACAGGACTCCGCAGGGACTCTGAACTTCAGCCGGTTGGACATGGTGACGTTGAGCATAACGAACAAAGCGGCCACTGCGGCAAGTATAACAGATATCTTAGACACATCTACAACTCTCGAGACTGGGATTACCAAATTTAGCGATATCACGGTGTTCGCCCGCAATTTCAACGTTCTTCGCGTGCTCTCAGGATGCGGAGGTTTGCTTTTTGCTAACTAGTTTACATAAAACCATACATTTCCATTCTTATCTGGTATTTTGTTGTCTGTGGGTGATTTAGCACTACGTTCTATGTAATATCTTGATACGCCAGATGATGAACGAGAGGCGTCGACTCCAGATGGATATACATACTTTATTCCGTCTATAATTGTGAATACTGCTTTTGAAGCACCGCCTCGTATTTGTAAAGTATCTCTTGGTTTCTGAGAATTTCGCATATCGCAATCCTCATATTCCCAACGAAGATTTCCTGTAAACCACAGTCTGTGATGAGCGTTATGACAAATGCTAGAACTTGCTAAACCTGTCAAACGTGCCGCATCCGAAATCGAGTCGTATCTTGCCACGAAGTTGTCGTTCTTATCATACGAAACAACTGGAAATTTGGCAGGCAAAATGTTGAGATTCCAAGGCGTATCGTCTGTTTGAAGTTTCACCACGAAACGTTTTTCACCAATAGAATTATATACTTGTTTGATAGTAGATTTTGGTCTCAAAATATTCCAAATAGAATCTTTGCTTATGTCAAGATTTTTAGAAGCAAGTTGTATGCTATCAAATTTGAATTCTTCTTTGGTATCTATATCCTTTACTACGATTCCTCGTAATTTAGGAGAGATATTTAAATCCCATTGTTGTATGTTGGATTTATATTGTGCTACGAAACGAGACGAGTAATCGAGATTATATATCCGTTTTATTCTTCCACACAAATTGTGAGTCAATCTTGCCTCATGAACACCCAACCATAGTGCTGCAGCACCAATCCAATCAAATTCAATTTCTTCCTCCGTGTCAATATTTTTCAACACAATCGCCTTCGCATGATAATTGTCCGGACCACAACCGACGTATTCGCCGCCAGGGGTCGAGTTCAAACCATTGTGAAACGAATCAAATGTTTCTATCCAATCTATTTCTCTATCGTATGATTCCTCCTTTGTGAGTTTATCTTCTAATGTAATTATAATCAAATTATCCCAACCATGTTTTCGTAGACAATTATATAATTTCTTACTCTTTTTGAAATTATAGTTTGTTGCTTCTCTATGTTTCTTCATTCTTTTATCTATATTTTTAGTTCTACCTATATATATTTTGAAATTGGGCGTAATAATTCCATACACGACACATACTCTGTCAGCGAACATTTATATAGTTTACATACGACATCACAAAATATATATCTTGATTTGTCAATATGACATATCTTGTATCGACAAACTTGTTGTTCGCAAATTGATTTAATCTTCTTTACATGTTTGAATGCACAACTTATATGAAGAAGTCAAATATCCACGAGATACGCAGAATTCCTTCTTCACAGTGGTCTTCCTCAGAGCAGTCGGAGTTCCAAGATGTGAAATATCACTCAGGAGATTTACGACCATGGTGAACATCTTAGAGATATAAGCAGTGTCTCTAGAACCAAAAATCACAATATTACCGGTCCCGAATATAAATGCAGTGGAGACTTTCTTAGAACCATCAAACAATAACAACTTGACAGCGGGGTGACGTTCTGGGTCAAAGAATGCCTCGAGGCCGGCTCGCTGGGCATGCAAATATACAGCCTTGGGAGGGAATGACAACGGAAAATTATTACTCTGCACAATGGTTCCAGAGTTGATCATGTGAATGGTGAAATCATCAAAAATCATATGAATGTCAACGTGTTCTTCTACAAATTGAGCTATCAAAATCATCATTTGCAGAAAATCAACAAGCGACGAAAATCCGGTGACATGCACTGTCTGGTTATAAAATAGCTTAGCGGACTTTTTATCCAGCATGAAGGAAACCTGGTGCTTAAACTTCCGGACGTCTGGAGGATCTTTGGTTGTGACTGCCCGACGCCTCGGCGGGGGTTTTACACCGAGATACAACCCTTCGTCAGGGGGGCAGGTAGACAATGCCTCTCGAATCCTCTCTATAGGCATCTCAATATCCAACTCGTGCTTGAATTTGCCTGTGATGGTCATCGTGGAGATCGTGAGCGGGGCAAACTGCACGTTTTTCCCAAACGAAGTTTTCGCCGTATGAGACAGACACTCTAGAAATTTATTATTCGTATCAAGCACTTTCTCAAGTACAGCCAAAGATACATACCGATCGAACAAGTCAGGCTCAATACCACAGTGTAACGCAAGTGTTGAAATGCGAGAGGACGACATTTCTAATTTAATACAATAAGGAAAGGGAAAGCATATATGTATCACAGAACGTTGATATATACAATTCCCATATCGACGCTCATAATAATTTAAGCACCCAGGCCGATACTAACCCACTCACTGACAACAATGGTCGCACTACTGATCAAGAAGCTCGTCGCCCACGCAGTCGCCCCCATGCGCGCAACTGAGCACTCAGCGGGATATGACCTAACCAGTGCCGTTGACGCCGTAATTCCACCCAACGGACGCCTCGCGGTATCAACCGGCATCTCCATCGGACTTCCGGAGGGAACATATGGGCGTGTCGCCCCCAGGAGTGGTCTGGCTTTCAAATATGGTATTGACGTACTGGCCGGCGTGATAGATGCGGATTATCGTTCGGAGGTGAAGGTTATTTTGTATAACTCAGGAGATCAACACTTTTTCATCAAGACCGGGGACCGCATCGCACAACTCATAATTGAAAAAATTGAGACTCCCGATGTAGCGGTCGTTCTCGAGATGGACGATACCGTGCGTGGAGCTGGTGGGTTTGGAAGCACTGGTGTTTAAATGTAAAATATACAATCAAAAAATGTAATAAATAAATAATATGCTATCTAAAATCAAAATACCGAGTATACACACATGCCACACAAAAGATGTAAAAACAATTAAACACACTATCAAACCGCGAGTTGTTGCTCCACAGCCAATAGAAAAGAAAGTAAACTTCGATCTTGAATTAACGGAGTTCGAGATACGAGTGGCAATGTCAGCGAGTGTGCTAATGTTTTCCATGGGAATGCTTGCCACGCGACGAGGAGACCCAGGTATGTATCTCCCGCTCATCACATCGGTCATCGGATACTGGACTCCGTCGCCAACCAAAAAGAAAGATTAACCGCATATTGACACATGAATAATTTAAGTGAAATATTTGAGTGTAAATAAAAAATGATACAACCATTGAAGTATTATTTCGACGATGGTTCTCATGTAATCTTCGAAAAATACACAATAGACACAAACGGTGTCATCAAGAATAAGAATACGGGACATATATTGAAACGTTTCAAGAATGGAGAGTACAATAGATGTTCTGTTCGTGATTACAATGGAAAAAAACGTAATATTCTTATTGGCCCCGCTATATTATCAACATTCGCTGGTCGCCCTCCGTCTCAGGCTCACACCGCAGACCATAAAGATGGAAATCCTAATAACGACATACTCGAAAATCTTCGTTGGTTGGATCGTCCCGGACAGAATATTAATCAGATTCGTTCTGAAACGCAAAAGTCTGCATTTATCATCGTCAAAGATAATCACGAAAGAACTGTTAATGAATGGTTCGATAATTTGAAGCAAGAGAAGAATCCGTTCGGGCGTGTATATACTATTGGTATGATTATATACTATGCTCAAACGAAACAATATGGTTTTTCGTACAAGGAATATCCTGATCTTGAAGGAGAAGTATGGAAGGAAATCATAGGGTCGAAGACCACACGAGGTCGCTGGGAAATCTCCAACATGAATCGTGTTAAATATATCACGAAACACGCAGAAAATGTTCTGTCAGATGAACGTCTTTGTCTGATGAACGGATACCCTAGATTTGTGTTAGGAAATTGCCACGTCATTGCTTTTGCAACGTTTTTCCCGGAAGATTGGGCAAATAAGAAACCGGAGGAAATAGTTAAACACGTGAAGGATAATAAATTGGATTTTCGTCCTCACATGCTTCAGCTCGGCACTCACTGTGAAAACGCCAACGAAGCATACGATAATGGAAAACACGATGGGAAAACATGTGCGAGAATGAAATGTGCGTCGTATATCAACGGTATGCTAGAAAAAGAACACATTAGTCAATCGGACGCCATGAGATATTTGAAATCAATTGGGTTTGAAAAAGCGTGTTCAAAATCAATCGGTCAGGCATTAAAAGCATATCTAAAAGAAGAAATACTTACGAGATATGGACGCACGTGGAAAACTACCTGATTGTGTCATTTGATCCTGGTATCAAATGAACATATAATACCAAACTTTGTAATATTCCATACTAATCAATTAAATCAAAATGACCTTTGAAATGAAGTTCACTGGAAAGCTTTATGACTATCAAAAGAAAGCGTTATTGTGGATGCTGGAACGCGAGTCATCATCAGATGCCCCTGGAGGCTTCTTGTGTCTAGATTGCGGTCTTGGAAAAACCGTGTTGACAATCGCAACGATCTGTTTGCACGACATGAAGCACACGCTCATCGTGGTTCCCAAGAACATCCTTCCTCAGTGGGTTGCCGAGTTTGAGAAGTTCTCGAATATTACGCCATTTGTGTTCTCTGCAAACGATTCAAGCACAGGAAAGATTACTCGCGAGGTCCTTTCTGAACACCGCGTAGTGATCAC